CTAATATACTCATTGTTTGTCCTTAGTTTTCTAATTTATTTTCATCGAAAGTTCCTCCTTCCTTTTTATCTTTTATACCGTTGGTATAGTAGGCATAACAATACCTGAAACTGGTTGAGGTATAACTGGTTGAGGTATAACTGGCTGAGGTATAACTGGTTGAGGTATACCTGGCTGAGGTATAGTTGTAACCGGCTGATCCAAGTCTGAGTTTCCACTAATACCAAGTAGTCGAGAATCTAAATTTATATCACTAACCATTAATTGATATTCAGAATTACCGTTATAATTATTTTGACTAAAAACACCAGTCAAAGTAATTTCTTTATCTTTAATATTTGTCGGACCAAATTCTTTAATATAATTTACTAAATCCGTTTTAAATATTACAAATTTATATGATGTTATATTTCCAGTTTCATCTGCTAAGTTTATATAACCAACACTATATTCTTTATTCTTTTTTGACATATTTATGTAACATGCAGTTACCATTCCAGTGTAATCAGTTTCCATTATTTTTCCTTTGAGTTTTAAGTAAGTTAAGTAAGTTAAGTTTTTTACTTTCTTTTATTAATGTTCCTAAAATAGATATTTGTTTTAAAAATCTATTTATTTTATTTTCATGTATATAGATTTCTTCAAATAAAGAACACACCTGTTGTATATAATATTCCTAATATTTAATTGAATATCAGATCTGATACTCAATTCGTTCATGTAATGGAGGATATTCTTTAATTAAATCCTCTTTACTACATTGAATTATATTTAATAAATTATCCATTTATTAAATCTTTTCTTTTTATAGTGCGCATCGAATAAATATCCTCATTATCTTCATATATAATAAAAATATTATTACTTATAAAATCTCTAAAAGTATATTTATCCACTACTTCATTAAATAACTCTTTGGTAATCACCGAATTTTGATTCTGTAGCATATATACTAAAACATCATGTTTTGATTTAAGTACAGAAATAGAAGGATTTTTTTCTAAATCAATTAAAGCTTCTGAATTTAATTCCGATCTAAATCGTTTTCTTAATGTCTTAGATATTGGTATTTGTAAATCATAAGCATTCAACCATATATCCGAATCATTATTTGATTTAACGAAATAAGACATTCCAAAATAATAAACAATGGTATACACCAATATTAAATTACCGATTAATATTTCATTATCTTTGTAATGAGCATTTGCAGCTACTCCCATCAAAATACTAAAAAAAATTACTCCTTTCTTAGATTGAAAAAATTCATTAACTTTATCACATACTTTTTTAATTGTTTTCATATTAATCCTTATAAAATTTTTCCAAATATATTTGCTTTAGTAGTACTAGTAAGTACTAAATTTAAAGCAGTTTTCGAAGCAGAAACCGAAATAGGACATATCTTCCCAAAAGTTTTTGGATGATTTTCAGTCCACGATTTAGGTAATCTACCGTCACTGATAATAGTAATATCTTGTGATATTTTATGTATTAGTGGAGCAGGATATGGAAGACTCAAATCATATAAATTACCACGATGTAAATTAGTATTAAAACCTTTTGTCATAATACTATTTTTATTCATACTTGCTAAAAAGGTTTGATTTGCTTTATCAACAGCACCGTACATTAATCTAACATATATTTCAAAAACTGGTTTGATCAAGTATTCTAAAAGAACAATTCTTCTATTTTCCGGATCCGCCATATCGATTGGAGTTTTGTCTAAATACAATTCAATCATTTTTTTAAATATATCTGGTAATGTTCGAATACCATAATAATCATTAAATATATCTCTGAAATAATCAAGCATTAAAAAATTATCAAAGAAACCTGCTATAGTACCTTCCTTTTCAAATAACTCGTAAAAGAAATCAGTTTTATGAAAACCAAAGAAGTCTATAACTTTCTTTAATTCCTCTTTTGTAAATCTAAAAGGATCAACTCCTGTTTTTTTATGTATTATATTTTTTTCAGCTAAATACTCAAGATAGTCTTCATCTTTATTAAAAAATATTTTTAAGAATAATCCTAAATTCATTTTCTTATTTTTAAATTGTATTAGAAATTCCTTATCTGCAAAAACGAAAGTAAAATTATAAACTGGATTTATATTAGCAAATATTTTTTGTTCCTTATCCGCATTAATATCAATTCTATCGATAGGAGCTTTTTCTAGAAATAATAAAGGTACATAAATCATATTATTTAAAATAAAGAAATTATCCTTAATAAGCTTAGGAATATTTATTTCTATCTTATTATCAAATTCTTTATATTTTTGAGTAATTATATAATTATCCATAAATGAATTATCTTTGTTTATGTAACCAGGAATTTCTTCCTCTTTTTTCATAGTGTAAGTATATCCAGGATTTAACTCATGTATTTTAGAAAAAATATCATTTAAAATATTTTCTATTTTACCTAAATCATATTTTCTAAAATCTTTTATTAGAACTCCACGTTCTCCAGAACTAACTAACCGATCATGTCCATCTTGTAGTTGTTCTTTATGGTATTCATCATCTTTACTAAAACTTAATAAATTCATATTTCTTCCTCTTTTATTTCTTTAACTGTTTCTTTAATTAATTCTTTAAACCAGTTTTTAATATCATCTCGCCAAAAATATATAAAAACTCCAATAATCAATGCATCCATAATTAACCTCTTTCTAATAATTTAGATAATTTAATATCGACTTCTTTAACTTTTTCGTTAATTATAATCATCCATTCTATAACTTCTTCCTTTGTTTTATCCTCCATAAATTTTTTTAATTCTTCTTGATTTAAGAATTCAATTTCTTTATTCTCTTTACCTACTCTTATAAATATACCTGTCATTTAATCTCCTTCTACTTTTTAATATATGTGATTTTTACCATTTTTTCTTGGTATTCAAAAACAGATTCTATGAGTTCTCTAAACTCATTCACTTAATACCTTTTGAGGATTTTTAAATTTATAAAGATATTTATCTATAACAGATTCCATTTCTTTATTATTTACACATTCTTTACAAGGACCAAGAACTTGAGAAATATCTACTTCCATATTTAACATAGAGCTCATATTCTCCATAGAAATCTCATTTAAATCAATTACGGTACTGCATGTATCATATTCTCCGAAAACAACTTTTCCATCTTCTTTAATCATAGGTTTACAAAAACTAGCCATAGAATGAGTTTTTATATAATCGATAGCTTTAAATAAATTACCATTATGTTCCGATAATGAATTATACATGTTAAAACAAGATGGACTTTTTCTCTGAGCAATAAATGATAATTTTTCTAGAGATGATATATTCTTTAAAGCTCTTCCTATTGGTATAATACCATGAGATAAATCTTCACAAACTAAGATTCTATTTTTTAAAAAAACAGTACTCTTTTTATCTTTTTTTGATATCTTTTTATTAATAAAAGGTATTCTTTCATCATGATCTTTATATATACCTTTAACAGAAGTAATCTGAATTAATAAATTAGGATATTTTTCCATTAATTTAATAACTTTTTTTAATTGATCTTTTTTATAAAAACCTTGACCATTTGTAATAATTATTATTGGTTTTGGTGAAAACTTTTTAAGAACTTTTTTAAGAATAGTTATAAATTCTGGGTGTTCTGTAGGTTCTCCACCACTTAACTGAATCGTTGTTGTAAGTGGAGCTAATTCAGCAAACTTAATCATCTTATCTATTATTTCCATCGATGCATGTTTACCTTTAGTTGTACTATCCTGCATGCAATGCATGCACCCCATATCACAATAATTTGTAATTCTAAAAACCATATTAATCTCCTTCAAAATTTATTTCGGCAATAATATAATCTCTTTTAAAATATATATTATTACGATGTGATAATTTATACCATAACTTATGAATTACGTTCAATTCCTCTCTTGATGAAAATCCAAGAATTTGGAAACAGCTATCCCAGTCAAGAAATGTATTAAAAACATAGGGTATATTTTCGCATTCAACTATATAAGTATAAAATTCTTCCCAATTATTAGGATTTTTAACATATGGTGATGATTTAATAAACGTCAATAACAATACTTCTGGGTATTTAAAATGCTCTTTTATAAAAGACATAAAATAAATTTTATTTTCCATTTAATCTCCTTTGAATAGGTTCCAATATATTGAAGAACCATATTTGTATTTGGAATTTTACATAACTTACTCAATTTTCTATGAATCTCTTGTAAGCGTTCTTTTATAAAAACTAATTAAGTTTTTTATTTACCATTGTTTATCCTTTTCTATTTCTTTTGTAAAATATTTTATTACTTTACTTAACCAATTATCTTTAAGTACATCATACTCTTGTAAATATATTATAATCAATGCTCCAGCAGATGAAATATTTATAACTGGCATAAATATTAAAAATATTTTAATTATTTTATTTATTCGAGTTCGCTCAATAATTTGAAATAATTTTATTAATTTTATATTTATAATTACTGGTAATACATATAATAATAATATTCCTATTATATTCATATTAATTCCTTTTCTATTTAAGTTATTTAAATATAATAGAAGTTTCTATTATATTATACTTCTGTAGCATCGATGCTACAAAACCTTCTTCGATCTTTTCTAAAATATCCGAACTAGTAAACGCTTTAATAAAAGGGGAATTCATTTTATCTTTTATTTTTTTATTAAATAATTCCTGAGTTATTTCTATTTTATTCAAATTTAAATATCTCATTATTTGATTTATTTTTATTTGTAATTCTTGCCTTTTCTAATCTTCTTTTTATTAGCGATTCATCCAAATCTTCTAAAAATGTTTTGGATGAATAAGCCCCGTAAGTAGAAGAACCAGTTGAATATGACCAAGTATCATACTTTCTATAATATCTCATATTGATTAATGATACATCTCAAGAAGTTCATTATACATATGTTCTGTATCAGTATTATCATTTTTATAAACATTTGCTATAGCACGATTACTAAAGTTATAAAAAATAGATAATTTTGGATCAAGTTGTTCAATAATATTTTTTAAAGCTATTTGCTTAACTGGAGGTTTATCAGAATACTTAATTAAATTATCATCTTCATCAAAAAAGATTAAACATAAAATTAATTCAAAATATATACTTAATAAATCATTAGAAACAATTACTTCAATTAGATCATTATATATTTCTTCCGGTTGTACAAATTTATCACCTGCTCTATTTTTATCAATAAGTGAAACGATACTTGATAATATTTTCACAGAGTCATCATTATATGGCATATTTATAACAGTTACTTCAATAGTTCCATCTGAAATAACTGTATTGATATCTTCATCTTTTGGATATTTAATATCTAAATAATCTTTAATTATTTTAATATCTTCATTTGTACTTTTTATAATTGTCGTTTGTTCCTCTTCTGTAATTTCTGCTTTTAATAAAACATTGATAACATTTTGGTCTAACTCAGTAATAAAAGCTCCACCGAAGTGATGCGCACGAAGAACCGATTGTATAATACCCTCGGCAATATAACTACCAAGACTTGCTCCAACGTGTTTAGAAGTTGGAATTTTTTTACCAAAACATTTCTTACAGATTCCAAAATTTTGTACTTGACATTTTCTTGGACCATACATTCTATATGTACCCCCAGACATGTTTTCAAAATAATCTTTCCAATATTCATCTTCCGTTTCTATATCAATATAAAAATCTTCTTTTGTTTCTTCGTTTATAAACCAACGATGATTTAAAGATCTAAGATGAGCCATATCTTTAATTAATATATTTACTGTTTTTCTTTCGTCTATTGGAATACCTGTTTGACAATCATCAATATCTTTTCTAAATTGGAGAATCCCAGTACTAAAGAAAAACTTTCTTTGTAGTTCACCCGATCTAGGAATACTATCCTGTCGTTGCATTAAAGCTAGTCTGGCACTATCACCAGTATCAAAATATTCTCTTTGTGATAAACCATCCAGTAATGATCTTTTAATATTCTTACGAACAGCTTTACCATAGATATCGGTAGGAATTCCCGTATTACTTGCGGCTTTTAAAAGCTGTACTGATTTCAATCTTGCTCCAGAATCAGAAACTCTATGTAAAATATTTTCTTCATTCTTTTTAACTTCTGGGCTTACGAAGTTAGTAAACAGAGCCATATTTTGATGAAACGCTAAATACGGTTCATTTTGAATTAAAGTATTTTTAAAAGTAGTAATTTCATCTGACTTAACAGCGAAATCATTTAAATCAAAACTAGGATTACAATATTCGATAGTTGTTCCTATTTCCATTAAAAATTTATCTAACTCATGAGAAATATCCCAAAAGATATTACTTTTATTTTCTAACTTTAATTTTTTATAAAAATTCCATAGCATTTTATTAAGATTCTTTTTATTAAGGATTTTATTTCTATGGTAAATTTTAAAATCATTAGATATTTCATTCCAATCATATGGTTGTAAACATCTATTAATTAACCAATCTGATAAAGTAAGAGTACAATCTAAATTTTCAATATGTATTAAAGTATTATTTTCTTTAATGATATCAAATTTTATAAAGTTAGTTCTTAATTCATCAAAATTAGCAACGTTAACAACTTCGAGATTATTTTTCTCTAAATTTTCATATGATCTTTTAGTAAGCATATACGCAGCATAAATAGATTCATGTTCCCAATCAAATAATAAAGCATCTCGTTGTTCAAATTCGATGTTATTATTTATAAATATATGTGCGAAGTCTTGTCGTGCTTCAATACTATGTAAAGCACCTGCTACCATATTATCTCCATCATAGTCGTGGTTGTGAAAGGCTGATGTAAGATTCGATATTTCCATAACTCTATTTTTTCTAATTTCCATTACTATTTTCCTTTGTCCAAATATAACTAGAATGCCCAGCATCCCAAATTTTTCTATAACCAGCATTGAGAACTATTTCTTCTTCCGTAAAATCAATATCATAAAAATCTTTAGTTGTTTCCAAATCTTTTAATTTATGCTTTTGAAATAAACTTCGATGATACATTTGAAGTTTCCAATCGGTCGATTTAAAATAATAATAATTTGGTTTTGTATTTTTTATAAATTCAAAACCTAACTTATCATAAATATTATTTTTATTAACCCATCTTCGGTTACCATATGATATAATATTATTTGGATTATAATTCCTAATAAAATATTTAAGTAACTTACTTGCTCCTCCAACAATTAAAGTATTTTTTTTAGAAGCCAATCTAATTAATTCCCATTCTATTTCAGTATTAAATCTAGGTTTACCAAGAGTCATTACTGCTAATAAGTCATCATTTTTAAATAAACCCAGTTTTATATTAGAATAAGCATATCCTTGTAAATGATTACTTTCTAAAAATTCTTTTGCTATTTTGCTATTTATTTCTTTTATAACACATTGTCTTGCAAAATATTTTTCAGAATATATACCAAGTTTTAATTTTATTTTAGAAAACCAAATATCTCTTAAAATTTCATCCAATAATTCATTTTCGTTAATCTGAAATAAATGTATATCCATCTCTTCAGATTCATTTACTTTTTTCAAATGTCTCGTTGATTGATGTAATTTATTTTCGGATCCTCCGAAACTATGCCAATAAACACCATTAGTTTCTATTGCGAAATTATAATTTGGTAAATAAAAATCAAGTTCTGTTTTATTTGATAAAATCTTTCTTGAATTTTTTATAATTTCTAATTTATTTTCAGTTTGTATTTCATTTAATAAATCTTGAACCACCTGTTCTGTGGTTTCCGGATTTCCTAATGTACTACAAACATCCAAATCAAATTTTCTAATATATTTTTGAAGGGTTCCTTTTTTTATATTAAGTAAATCTTTAGCTTTAGTATAATTAAAAGTATTACTTCCATTTTCTTCTATTAAGAAAGCTTGTATAAATAAATCTTTATTTAATAGATATTTCGCATTATCTCCATAAAGATTTTTTAATTTGGTTTCCGTTTGTTTATATCTACTTGCATCTGAGAATTGTTCTCTACCTTTTTCCGCTAAATAATTACTCCCTTTCTTGCAATCTTTACTACAGAAACTACCAAGACGAGAATTGACTATATTAACTACATTATTGCAATCGTTTCCTTTACAGACTAAATCAACTTTTTTAAATTGATTAGCATAAAAAGTTACCTTCGATTTGATATCTGTTTTAATTCCTTTTATTTCATTTAACTGATTATCAAGAAAGTATTTTTCAATACTTTCTTTTTCTTCATCTATAATATTTTTTAAGGAATTATTTGTAATTAAACCACGGTTATCTTTATACTTTTCAAAGTTTATCATCAATTTCCTTTTTTATATTATTTGTAGCATTCGAGACAATACTCTTTATTACCTATATAGTTAGATGGTAATATTGTTTCGCATTGTTTACATACAAAATTATAATAATCCAAATCATAAAAATAACAATACGCTTTTATATAATCTAAATTTAAATACAATTTATTATATATCTCATCATCTAGCCAACCAATATTTTCTTTCCAATAAAGATCTATTTCATTTTTTAATTCCTGATATTTTGAATTAAGTAATATTAATCTTCGTTTAGTAAGAGATCCTGTTTTATCGGTTATACCAATAAAACTTTCTTTTTTTTCATCCGATATTTTTTCTAATTTTCTAGCTTTTATCAGATTCATTTTTTAATCTTTGTAATGCAATAAGTAATACCTCTTTATATTCATTCGCTAATTTTGATTTTTTTTCATTAGCTTCTAAACCAACATCTGGGTGAAATATTTTTTGATAATCTTTCCATCTCGTTTTAATTTTGATTTTTGTCAATTCGGTCACTGATCCGAAACCATAAAATTCCAAAGCATCCAATAATTTATTTTGTATTAAAATATGCTTTGAATCAACCAGTTTATCACTAAGGTATTTAATAATAAAAGAATGTATGTATATTGGCATGTGCCACGGTTTATTTTTTTTCATCTCATCAATATCGGAATATTTTTTAAGGTATTTGGTCATAATAATTAATAACCATCCTAATACAATAAATAAAAAAAATAAAATAAATAAGGTTATTTGCCAAAAGAAAATGGCAGCTATTAATAAACAAGTAGCTATTAAATTTTTCATTTAAATCCTTTAAAAAGTAATTTTTACTTTTAAAATATGATCATTATACTTATCAGGTATTTTAAATAATTCCCTACCTTTTTTAGTAATGTCGACGTTATTATATACTAAATCACCATTTAGTATATTACCTTGTTGATGAAATATATCTAGAATTTTATCATTTTCTAGATATATATTGCCTTTTTTTAATTCTAGAATTTCATTGATGCTAAATGGTATTTCCTTTTCCAAAGATATATCATATGTGTACACAGTTGTCATTATTTTCTCCATTCATATTTTAAATTACCACAATCATAAATTTTTCTAAAACCGTTTTCAAACATAATTTGTTTTTCCGTTTTAGTATCTTTATAATTAGGTAAATCTTTTAATTTATTTTTCGTAAAATTACTTCTATGAAAAAAAACATTATTTTTAATATAACCATAATTAGGAAGAGTATTTTCTAATTTTTTAAACATTAACGAAGAATATAAATTCTTTTCAGAGTGTGCGAATCTTCTATTAGCATATGATAGTATATTATTTGGATTAAATATTTTAATAAAATATTTAAATAATTTACTACTTCCTCCTATAACCGTTGTATTTATTTTAGAACATGATCTAATTAACTCATACTGATAATCTTTAGAATATCTTGGTTTACCAAAAGTCATTATAGAAACTAAAACATCATCAAAATATAAACCTATTTTAATTTTAGATGGTGTATATCCTTGTAAATGATTAACATTTAAAAAATCTTTTTCTTCCGTAATAGAAAGTTCTTTAATTGTGCATTTTCTAGCAAAAATCTTATTTAGATTTTTATTTAATTTATTTCTAATAATGCTTTGCCAAATTTCTTTTTTATTTTTGTATTCATCTTCTCGAACATGTAATAAATTATAACCAACATTTTCCATTAAAATAGTTTTATCTAAATGTTTATTTCTAAATTTAGATTCTTGATCTATTTTATTTAAACCAAAACTATGCCAATAAACTCCATTGTATTCAATTGCTAATTGATATTCCGGAATTAAGATATCGATTTCTTTTCCAAATCTTTTATCGTTTTCAGCAGTAGTTATTCCTAAAGATTTAATAAATGTATTTATTTCCTTTTCCGCTTCGGAATATTTATTCTTAGTGGAATACGGAATATCTAATCTTTTAAAATAGTTATAAGGAGAACTGCCACTACATTTAAAATAATCCATAAAATTTAACCATTTAATTTTTTTATTTTCATCTAAGAAATTACTAATTAAAAAATCTTTATTTAATAATTCTGGATTTTTATTTTGAGTAAGTCTTTGTTTTTTTAAACGATTCTTTTTTAATTCTGGGACAAGATCTTCTTTAAGTTTATATTCTTTAAAATTATCTTTTCCTGGACGATTTTCCCAAGACCCATATTTATCAATTATTGTTTTAATACGTTTTTGTAATCTTTCTGGTGCTTTATCTTTTTCACGAGTACTCGCAGATAATTTAACTAAAGGATTATTATTAAAACATTTTAAATTACAATATTTTTTTACATATGGTGTGTTATTTGGGTTTGCTCTTTCGATTTTAAAATTAACTTCTTTATTGCATGTTTCACATAAAGGTATTTGGTTATAATCATTTCTAATACACCATATTAAATCAGATATTTTTATATTTTCTTTATTTGGAAGTTTATCCAAATAAAGAAATATTTTTTTCATTAATAAAGTATTTTGTTTTATATTAAATGATTTTACTCTTCCTAATTTATCTAGATATTTATCCGTATCAATTAGAAGTTCTTTTTTCATGTCATTCCTTCATCTTATCGTTATATAATTTCTGAACAGCTAATTTCATATTGTGTTCAAATACCTTACCCATCATAGAACCATCTTCTAATAATTTTCTAACATGTAATGGAGCTTCTTCCATAGCTTGAAAATAATTTTTCTTTTGAAGTTCGGTCATATTTGTAATTTCTGGAATTTCTAAAACTTCTTCTGGAGAATCACCATAAGCTCTTGCCAACATATAACCAGATAAAGAATACTTATATAATGCTGGTTGACGTTCAATAATCATTTTAAATTCATGAGAAGTTGAACTTAAGAATTCTTTTAAATCGTCGGCTGGTATACTTAATTCAAAATTTTTATTAAAACTATCATACACGTATTGAATGTATTCAACTATACTAAATAACTTAGCTTCCCCTTGTGTGTTAATAATTTCGATTTCATTATCTTCATACTTCTTAAATAAATAATGAAGTATTTCAGGTAAGAATAATTTTTTAACACTTTCCTCGGATAATCCAACTTGATATGGTTTTAATACTGGATTTGGAATAATAACAGCTCGTTGAGAAAATTCAATTGTTTTACCAGTTATAGATTCCCGAACATAATTTTCTTTCTTTTGAAAATTAAACTGAAGTATTTCTTCGTAAATATCATCGACTGATTGTTGATATTTATATACGGTGTTCCCAAAGAAATCTGAATTAGCATTATACAGGTTATCCATAATACTAGTACCTCTTGAAATATTTTTAAGTATTTCAATATATGCTTTTGAAATTGGATGTGGTATGATTTTTACTTTAGAGATTTTAATAACCTGTCTTGAACCAGGAGGAGTTACTAAAACATAATCAATAAATATATAATTTAAAAAATCTAATTTAATTTTTTGAGTAATCAAATGTCTATATTTAAATAAATATTGTTCTTCTGGGTCAATACCGAAATCTTCATTTGGTTCAAAAACTTCTTTATCTTTATTTAATAATTTAACTTCGCCCGTTTCTTCATTAACCGAATAAAACTCTTTGTTAAGCTCATCTTTTAAATACAAAAATAAAAGTCTTAAAGAATTAATATCAAAAACTGGCATATCAGATAAACAATTTTCCATTTCTTTTGTCGATATTTTTGAAGTTCTTATTAACTTCTCTTTCGAAAAACTATATAAATATGGATTTTCTTTATTAGCATTATATTGAAATTTATTCAATAAATTTTTTACTGAATTAAAACCAAAAACTTCCTGCAAAGCATTTTTAAAATCTGGGTTTATAATAAAAATACCTTCCGGTAATTTTATTTTTGCAAAGGTTGTGTTTCTAGCATCTGAATTCCCACATAGTACTCCACAATCATCACATACTTCTCCAGCATTGATTCGACTGAATAACTTTTCACATTGACATCTAAAATTCTTTACTGGTCCAAAAATCTGTTCAGAGTATAAAGAATCCTTGCTAAAAGTATTATGTTTATTACTCGTGTATATTGCAGGGTTTGTTATTTCAATTAAATTAGCTGAATTGGCATACTCTGTAAAATTTAATTCTATCATTTATTGTCCTTATGATCATATAATTTTTTTACTGTAATTATTATATCTATTAAAACTTGAATACCTAAAATAGTTATTCAAAATTATTTTGAGTTATGTACTTAAAATGATTCAAAAATAATTTTTGAAACATTATATTTATAATAAATTTAGTATTTTTAAAATAAGCAATTGATATTAAATATTTTAATGCCTTATATTTTTATCACTTCTTTTAAATAATTATTTAATACTAAATTTATATTTTTATATTCGGAATATTTTATTCTAAATATTTTAATATTATTTTTTTTACAATAATTATTTTTTCTCAAATCTCTTTCTTTAGTTTTTCTTAAATTTTTTTCTCCTCCGAAGTATTCGATACTATGAAAATGTAATTCTCCATCGTATTCAATAATAATATTATAATCTATTAAATAAAAATCTGCTCTAAGACCACCGGAATTTTTTAATAAGAACTCCGATTTAAAGTTTATTTTTTTATTAGATAGATATTCCTCTATTTTTCTTTCGCCCTTTGAATTTTTACATTTTGGACATCCGGTTTCGTCATTATAAATACTTCTAAATTTTTTATAATGTTTTCCATGAATATTACATATTGCCTTTATTGGTGAATTTTCTTTTTTTATTTTTGAAAATTCTTCTTCTGTTATTTTAAGTTCGTTTTTATAAATACTTTTATATTTATTTAAAAATTTACTTAAACTTACTCCGCTACAAAGAGGACAATTATTTTTATTAGTAAAATGTTCAACACTACTTTGAAAAAATAAACCATGTGTTTTGCATATTATTGGAAGTTTAGTATAAGTGTTTAAATATTTATCGTTAAACCATTTTTTGGATAATAATGAATAATTATAATCTTTTCTAAACTTTTTAATAAACCTAGCGTATTTTAATTTTTTATTATCTTCGTAACAACTTCTACATATATTTTTTAATTTTATACTTGAAACCGATTGAAAAATTAAACCATGCTTTTTACATAATACTGGTAACTTTGTACCAGTATTTTTATAATTTAAATTAAAGTATTTTTCAGTTATTAATTTAAAATTTAATTTTGAATTTTTTTCAAGTATTTTAAAATCATCAAATGTGTATTTTTTCACCTGCCATTACCTACCATTACCTGCCTGTAGTTATTAAATATTTTAATGCTGCGCTAACATGTTTGCAATATTTTTGTCTACATGTTGGATTTGTTGATTCTGGTGGAGCTTCATAAAAACCTTCTGGGATTAATAAAGATCCTTCTTGATTTAAACAATAAGCTCTTCTGAAAATGAAATCGTGACAACTACAGTAAACCTTCACTTCAGTATCAGGACCAATTAAACTAACTCCATTTCTAGCTTCTATTTTAACAGTATATAATTGTGGTCCACCATACTTTTTTTTAAGAGTAGTGTCGTTACTCTTAATAATTATCTGTTTACTTTCTTGATCAAAGTTTCGGGATTTTAAAAGTTTTATTACTTGCATTCGATGATCAACATTCCCTGACATTAACTCATGTGCCTTAAGCAATTTTATGTTCCGGATTAGGATAAATCAATTTATCATATTTATCAATGTCTAATTCGATCGTTTCGTCGATTACAATTCCAACATTTCTTTTATCTACCCAAGAACTAATTCTACCCGAACCTGCACCAGTACCAAGACTAAGTTTTTTTAAATCATTTGAAGTTGAATTCAAATAGTATTTATATTGTTTTTTTGTAACGCTTTTTAAAGATTCTTTAGAAAGAACACTTACCCTAATATCATTTGCATTTTTAAATTGATTAAGTAAAAATCTTTCTAAACCTTCAATATTTCCTTTAATACCGAAACCGGATTTGTAAGGAGCATATTTAAAAAATATTCTTTCTCCATCAACGATATCTTTTTTAGTACTGATTAATACTAAGTAAAACATATGTCCAGTTAATTTAATAGTAATTGCATTTTTTGGATATTTTTCAAATGCGTTTTTTATATCAGTAAGTGTTTCCTTAATAATATTTTCAAACTTAAGTCTATTATTTTCTTTCTTTATAAAATGATCTTCTGGTAATTCAAGATCTTTTATAAGTTGGTTTTTTTCATCTGAGGTAATTTCTTTTTTATGTAATAATTTAATTTCTTTATTATACATAAAACCATTGTATTCGAGTTCCGTAATAGCATCATTACAATTCATCACTATACCTGGTACGATTATAACATATTCTTTTTCTTGTGTTTTAACTACTTCTGTATTTTCTGTATTTTCCATCTTTAATTCCTTATTTAATTGAAGTTAATCTTTCGATTACTTTTTTAATTTCTTTACTAAACGTTTCATCAGTTGCTTTTTTAATTTCTCGTTGTGACTCAATTAATACTCTTACGAGTTCTAATTCTTTTTCTTCATTGTTATGTATTTTTTTAAAATATCCTTTCGTTCCTTTTAATAAAAATAAAATTTCTTTTTTATTTTCTTCGGTCGATTTTCCATTTTTATAAAGTTTTATTATCTTAATAAATACTTTAAACATTGTGTTTATGGCCGTTAATTGAATTATGTGTTTTCCTATATGGTCTGGAAATACTCGACAACATGTAAATATTTTATCAATATCTTGATTTAAAAAACCATCTTTTGAAATCATAGAATCTTCAAAGATACCTATTACTTTACATAATTCTTCTATATTATTAAAATTAGTAATAATAATATTAATTCTAAATTCTTCAGAAAAAAGTTGTTCTTCTGAATACTTAGAATATTTTTTCATTAACTTAATCATCTCCTTTACATTATTATCTTTGTATAGATAATAAGATAAATTCTGATAATAACTCTTTGGATATTTTATACTTTGATATTTTTTAATATCATCTTCATAAACTTTACCGAACATGTTTAGCCTTTGTGTTTTAAATGATTGTAATTTAATACTCTTTGTTTTTATTCTCTGGTGTTTCAACCAAATAACTATTAATAGTTTATCTCCAAAATAGTTGAAGATAAAAATAACTATTAATAGCTATTCATTTTTATAACAAGTCTTAATATAATCTTAACAAGGGTGTTTAAAGCCCTATTTTTAGGGCTTTGGTATTCTTGAAAATACTAAGATTTCAAGAATCGTCATAAGGTCTAAATATTTTTCTTGAAATAACTATTGGTAGTGCGTGGTACTCTTAGTTATCTCCAAAATAGTTATTCAAAATTTATTAAAGGGGTTTCTTTTTTTTCT